GCTAGCAAAATTACGCATAGGTTATACAACAGCAGAATTACAAGGCGTAAAGTTTGATGAATTATTAAAATTACTAAATAGTAGGTTTGGCGGCGCAGCTGCTAAAGCTGCCGACACTTATGCAGGTAAGTTAGCAAGAATAGGACAAGCGGCAGATTTAGCTAAAGAAAAAATAGGTGAAGGTTTTGTAGATGGGCTTGAAGAGTCAGGCGTTAGCGTTGAAGAGTTTCAAGAAGCAATAATAAACTTGGGTACAAATATAGGCAGAGCTTTAGGTAAAATTACAGCGTTTGCAGGTAAAATAGGTGAAGAGTTTGATAAATTAAAAGATAATCCAGTAATTGCTTTAATGTTAAAAATCTCAGAAACTATAGGAGCATTAAGAGGTTTAAAAAATCTCGGCGGTTTATTTGATTCTGGCCCAGCTGATGACCCTGCAAAAATACGCTCTGCTGCACGTCTTAGACGTCAAATCTATAGACAAGAACAAGAAAATCTTAAAAAAAATCTAACATTAACAAAGGCATTAACTAAAGAAAAGAAAGACCAATTAGCCTTAGATAAGGCTGCCCTAGCTTTAGGCAAGGGTGAAGGTATATTTGACCTAGATAAAATACAGGTACAGGCAGCGTTATTAGCTAAGCAAGATGAAATAAACAGGCTAGGCGTAAATGCTACAGACCAGCAAAAACTACAGCTAGCTAATGACCTAACCCGTTTATCTATTAAGAAAACTATGGCAGAGCTTGAAGAAGCTATAGCCGCCAAAGATGTAGAGGCAGCTACTCGGCTTGCTAAGAAACTTAATTTAGACTTAGCAATACTAGGCGCTTTGCAAGGCCAAGAGTTCAAATTACAAGATATAAACGATATTTTAGATAAGTTTAAGCCTAAACAGCTTATAGATTTAGATAACTTAAATGAAGCATTATTATTACTTGGTAAAATGGCAGGCTTAAAAATAAACCCTAATTTAGGCGCTACACCTATTACACCTATTACACCTATTACACCGATTACACCTATTACACCTATTACTCCTAATGTACCGGCTAAAGTGCCTGCTACTAATGTGGCTGGACAGATAGCAACACTAACTAACTTACGAGCTGCTACTAGCACAGGTACGGGTATTAACTTTTTATTAAAAGAGCAAATAGATACGCTTACAGATGCTATGAGTACTAACGCCCTAAATGCGCTAGGTGATGAACAAGCAAGGCTAAGAGCTATGGGCATATTTGATACACCGGGTATAGGCGCGGGCTCTACTTTTGACCCTGCCCGTTTCCGTATGGCAGATAACATAACGGTAAACGTAAATGCAGGTGTAGTAGGTAGTGAGGACACAATAAGCCTAGCCGTACAAAGAGCTATATTAGACCTAGAGCGTAAGGGCGACCCGTTGCGTTACACCGGTGGGCTATGACCCTGCCAATAATAAACGCTATTATTAACTTTAGTACTGGCCCTAGCTTTGCTCAAGCTATGATTTTAGGTGAAGGCATATTAGATACAAACATACTAAGCGATAGCGCGGCTGTAATTGTAGATGTATCGGACGTAGTAGATACAATACAAACTAACAGAGGCCGTAACCCACAAGCCGACCAATTCCAAACAGGTACACTAACTTTAAGAATAGTAGACCAAAACGGCGATTTTAACCCTCAAAACCCTAGCGGGCCTTATTTTGGCTTGCTTGACCCTATGCGTAAGGTAGCTATATCAGCTACTTATAACAGCGTTACTTACCCTATCTTTAGCGGCTTTATCACTAGCTATAACACTACTACGCCTAAAAATGCGTTAGACGTTGTTTATACCACAATAACGGCGGTAGATGCGTTTAGACTTGCCCAAAATGCACAGATAGCCACAGTAACAGGGGCTACCGCGGGTGACCTATCCGGCACACGCATTAACCAAATTTTAGACCAAATAGGCTGGCCTAACTCTATGCGTGACGTAGATGCCGGCTTAACTACGCTACAGGCAGACCCCGGCACAGCCCGTACCAGCTTGGCAGCTATGCAGACGGTTACCCTAAGTGAGTACGGGGCGCTTTATGTAGATGCTACCGGTAGCTTTGTATTTCAAGATAGGCAAGTTACTACAGCTAGCATAGGTGGCACACCTACCGTGTTTAACGATAACGGCACAAATATAGGTTACTTTAATGCCTTATGGCGCTTAGATGATACGTTAGTATTTAACGCGGCTAGCATCACCCGTACAGGCGGTACTACACAGCTAGCGATAGACCAAGCTAGCATAGATAAGTATTTTACCCATAGCTATAACCAACAAAATCTACTAATGCAAACAGATGCCGCGGCCCTAGATTACGCTCAAGCCTATGTAGCAAGCCGTAAAGAAACCTCTATTAGATGTGATGCCATTACCTTAGATTTATACACAGATAACTATAATGCCGGCATAATCGCCGCCCTAGATTTAGATTTTTTTGACCCTATAACTATTACTACAAACCAACCGGGCTCATCTACTTTAACTAAGACTTTACAGGTGTTTGGCGTAGCTATGGCAATTACGCCTAACAGCTGGAAAACGACACTAACCACACTAGAGCCGATAATAGACGGCTTTATACTAGACTCAAGCCTATACGGGGTGCTAGACACCGGCGTATTGGCCTATTAGGGGGTAACAATGGCAGCGGGCTTAGGATTTAAGACCTTTACTACAGGTGAGGTTTTAACAGCCGCGGACGTAAACGGCTATTTAATGCAAGGCGTACTAGTTTTTGCTACTGAGGCTGCTAGAGATGCAGCTATTACTAGCCCACAAGAGGGGCAGTTTGCTTACACTAAAGATAATAATAGTTTATGGTATTACACAGGTAGCGCGTGGGCAGCAAGCGGCGCAACAGGTGATATAGAGGGTGTAACAGCTGGTACAGGTATTAGCGGCGGTGGCACTAGCGGTACGGTAACTATTACTAACTCTATGGCTACTGCTATAGATGCTAAAGGCGATTTAGTAGTAGGTACTGGTGCTGATACTTTTGCACGTTTAGCAGTAGGCACAAACGGCCACACACTTGTAGCGGATAGTGTTGAAACTACTGGGTTAAAGTGGGTTGCAGCATCTTCGAGCGCACTCGTTTTAATTACAACTCAATCTTTTTCCAGTAGCACCACAATCAGCGTGAATGATGTTTTTAGTGCCACTTATACAAATTATCTTGTAAAAATGTATTGGGATGCTAACGCTGGCGCTGGAACAGGTTTTGAAATGAGATTAAGAGTTTCAGGCTCAGATAATTCAACTTCCAATTATGCTTACCAAAGACAGACAACAGACGGGAGTGGAGTCAGCGCAGCGCGTTTAACTGGTCAAAGTCTTTGGGAAATAGGTCAAGCATCAGCAAGCGAAACTGCTTGGGCGCAATTTGATTTTTATCAACCTTTTGCAACAGCCGAAACACAAATGTTGGCTAGTAATAATGGGGGCGGAGCTACACCTCAATACTGGTTGCGTTCTTGCGCTTTTGATGCCACAACTTCTTTTACAGGTTTTTCAGTAATTGCCCAACGGAGCCTTACTGGTTCCCTTAGTGTTTATGGATACGCAAAATGACAAAAATTACCGAAATCTTTGCATTAACTAATGAAGTAATTGAACGCGATGCTACGCTTGAAGAATTGGCTCAGATAGGAGCCGATAATCAAGCCAGAGCGGAAAGATTGGCCGCCGAAGAAGCAGCAAAAGCCCAAGCGGAAGCCAAGCGCCAAGCCGCTATTGCAAAACTTGCTGCTTTAGGGCTCGATGAAGACGATTTAAAAGCTCTTGGCCTCTAGGCACAATCCCTCAAGATTATGCTAACAAGTTATAACGGCTGGCCTGCTAGTAAAGACCCGGCAGAAATAGGCATAAAGAGTTATGCAGTACACGGCACTAAAATTAAATTAAGATGCGCTGAGGCTGTAGCACCCTTATTAGTAGGTTTTGCCGCTGAGTTCCACGCGCTAATAGAGCCAATAGATGAAGGCGGCCTAGATGACTGGGGCTATGCTTTTCGTATGGTGCGCGGCAGTACAGACCGCCTAAGCTGCCATAGCAGCGGTACAGCAATAGACCTAAACGCGACTAAACACCCGCTAGCAGCTGTGGGTACGTTTCCAGCCGATAAAGTGCCAATGATTAGGGCCTTAGCTAAAAAGTATGGCCTAACTTGGGGCGGGGATTACCGAAACCGCAAAGATGAAATGCACTTTGAGGTAAGTGTAAATGCTAAAAAAGCCGCTAAGATAATCTCAAAGTTAGGGGTAACAAATGCCGACTAGCGCGCAAGTAGTGGTAGGTACTCAGGCTGTAGTAATAGTGCCTAAATCAGATTTTGACCAAACAGCTAATTTACATAATCTAGGCGGTGGCGCTATTTATTTAGGCGGCCCAAACGTAACTACAAGTAATGGTTATAAATTAGATAATGGCGATAAACTAACAGTACCCGTAGGCGACCACGAAGCGTTATATGCCGTTGCCGCTAGCGGTACTCATACCGTAGGGGTACTTACCCAAATAAACTAAGGGGCATTTAGGATAGACAAATGAATAAAAAGCAATTAGAGGCAGCCTTATACAGCTATGGACGTGCGGCACTAGCAAGCGTTGCAGCTCTTTATATGTCTGGTATTACAGACCCTAAAGTATTGGCTAACGCTTTTATCGCCGGGTTAATTGGGCCGTTAGTAAAGGCAGTACAGCCCAACGAAAAGCAATACGGCGTAGGCGCTAAGTAGTGCGAGCCCTGCTAGGGGCTCTGGTACTTACAATGCTCTTAGCAGGGTGTGGCTATGACGGCTGGGTAAGGTATCCGTGCCAAAACTATGAAAACTGGGAAAAGCCAGAGTGTAACCCGCCTCAATGCAGAGCATCCGGCATATGTACAAAGGACTTAATTAACCCTAATGAGTAGACAACGTACAAAATTAGCCCCCGAGGACATACACGCCCGGCTAATCTTTTTTATAGGCGCGGTGTTAGCTGTAACTTTTTTAACTATAACTACAGGCGCGGTATATGCCCTAGTATTTGTAACACAGCCAATAGGCCAGCAAGCGCCAAATGATAGGGACTTTATACAGCTGTTACAGACCCTAGCTATATTTTTAACAGGCGCTCTAGGCGGGGTACTTGCTGGTAATGGGCTTAAATCTAAGGCTGATAAAGACACAAAGAAAGACACGCCGCTAGAAAGCTAGCAATATGTCTTAGGTATAGGTCATACTTTTACTACACGCTGAGAGGGCTACTTAGTGTAGTAGTTTTATCAGCCTTAACAAAGGGTGATTTATGTTAGCTGATTTAGCAGTAATTACATTAACTGTACTAATCGTAGGGCTATTTATGCTTGGCGCTTACCGTACTGGATACAGAGAAGGCCACGGGGACGGTTACCTAAGAGGGCGCAATATAGCTAAGGCTTTAAAAGAGGTAACTAAATGAGCTTTTTAGACGGCTATGAAGATGTAAACGCAAGAATTAAAAGAGCGCGGGCTGAGTTTCCCGGGTTACGCTTAATAGCTTACATAGAGGACATAGACCTAAAAAACGGTTATATTTTAATTAGAGCTGAGGCCTATAAAAATTATGAAGATGAGAAACCAAGCGCTGTAGATTATGCGTTAGAGGTTAGGTCAGACCGCGGCGTAAATGCTAATTTTTGGGTCGAAAATTGCGTAACCTCTGCCTATGGGCGTGTTATCGGCTTGCTAACGCCGGGCGGTGCTGGCAGGCCTACAAGACAAGATATGGAGAAGGTAGAGGCCATACAAGCCCCATTACAGACACGCGGGGCAGGCGGTGCAGTACCTACCGCGGCTGAGTCAATAAGCGCTCTAAAAGCCAAACTAGGCGCTGAGCCAATGCCAGAGCCGCCAATATGTAAACACGGTCATAGAGTGCTAATTGAAGGTTTGTCTAATAAAACAGGCAAGCCATATAAAGGCTATTTATGCCCCGATAAAGTTAAAGGTAACCAATGCGAGCCTGTATGGCTAAGGCAGTATGGCGATAAATGGCTGAGCCCCAATGACCACGCAGAGGTATTACTAGAGGCAGGGCGCAATTTAGACCCGATAGCAGAGCGTGAGCCTGTTCCAGATGAGCTATTAAGTAATACTGAAAGGGCTGCCCGTGATACCAATTAAGGGCGGTTATACAAGTACTAAACACGAACAATTACTAGCCAATTATCTAATTACTTGCTACCCGTGGGTACTTACACCTACCCCGGCTTTTTATGTAAGTGATTACCACATAAACGAACGGGATTTAGGCGGGCGGTCTAATTACATAGGTGATTTAGAGCTACGTTGGCTTAACCAACCGAGTAGCGACCCTGTTCTGTTTGATTATTCTAAAATACAAATGCTTAGTGTTATGCCTATTTTCAAAGATTTACCAACAGCTTACCACCGGGTTTGTTTTAGGTTTACAGACGGTTTACTAATGCTGCCTATACCTGCATTACTTGATTTAGAGCCATTTTTGTATAAAAAGCCCGGTGAAGAGGGCACAGAAAGAACTAAATTAAAAGTAATTATAGAAAGAAAAAACTATAACCCGGGCTGCTTTAAGCCAGTTATCATAGGTTAGAAAGGTGCTAAAAACTATGCTTTATCTTGAGGCTAACTGCCGCCAATGCAAAACCGTAACGCTACAGCTAGAGCGAGTAGTATCTGACCACCTGCCACCTAACGTTAAATGCTTACAATGCACTAGATGCGGGCTATTAGATATAACGTTGGTAGACGTGGCAAGAGCCCGGCAGGTACGCAATTAAGTTATCCACAGGGTGTAAAAAGCTGTGGACAACACGCCGAAGCCCCGCTCAAGTTATCCACAATATCGCTTTACACTTGACTTATCGGGTACGCTGTCTGCGCGGAACGCAAGCCCCGAAGGGCGCTAGCTTGCGAACGCTGCGACAGCTAGGACTACAGTTATGCCTATGTATAGGCTTGCTATCTTTACAGACCTTACCCGTAAAGGCTGATATAAACGCTATAGATGCTTATAAAATATATGCTCATATAAAGATAGGCTCATACAAAGAGTTTAAGTGCATTGAAAAGCTGTGGACTAAAGAAAGTAACTGGAGACCTAAAGCAAAAAATCCTAAATCTACAGCTTATGGAATACCACAGCTGTTAAAGATGAAAGAAACCAACCCTTATAAACAGATAGACTTAGGCCTAAGATACATAGACAAGCGCTATAAAGGTAGTGCGTGTAAAGCCTTAGCTCATCATAAGAAACGGGGTTGGTACTAATGGCTAAACGCGGTGACCCCAGATTAAATAGGGCTTATAGGTATAAGTTTAGAAACCAAGTCTTAGCTAGAGATAGCTATACCTGTTATTACTGTGGAGCAGATGCAGACCAAGTAGACCACGTCATACCTGTAAGTAAAGCCCCAGAGCTGGTACTTAGTTTTGATAACGCGGTGGCCTGTTGCAAGCGCTGTAACGTACAAAAAGGCAATAAGTCGCAAGGCGTTTTTTTAGCCAAGACGGCTAC